TCCCATCCCATAACTGACATCTACCTAAACACAAACCGCCTGCTTCTAACGACGCACAGTGTTGATGGTAGCCACCATTGACTATTGTACTGACATGATATCTTGTAACATTTTCATCGTAATCAGCCCACTGTAGAGTACCAAGGTAGTTAGATATCATTTCTACGTGTTCTTCCCTAGACTTCTGAGAAGTTCTCTCTACAGGTAAGAAGTTACGTAACCTAGAGGCTAGATAGATAACTAAGGATTTCCTAGCGTCGTGAGGTGGGTTGCTACCGACTTGGCACGCCGCTTCTACTAAGCAAGGTAGAATCTTAATACCATTCATTTCAATAGTTTCAAACTCTAGTGTAGGCCCACTCACATTGAAGCGCTTGGTCTTTACCTGTTCGATGGGTAAGTCTACTCCATTGCTTCCGTACATGAACTGCCCTCTTCTGTGCCCCTCTGCTCTCTCACAGATATCGTCCCACGACCACTCCAATAGTTCTTCACTCTTGAGTGGGATACTCCACCTACCCACGTGCTGTTTCGCGTTGTAAGAATTAGGTATTCTAATCAATCTAGCCATGTCAAACGGCACAGTGGGGTCCATGCATCCCAAACCTAGTGCATCTTTCCATGCATTGATAACCATTTTACCTGCTGCTTTAATAATAGAAACTTCACTTCCAGTGGATGGTCTATGAGTCTTAGATAATTTAATCCATATATGGAAACCATTACCACTAAACCATACTGCATGATGGATGTCTTTGTCCATTAGCATTTGATGTGTTCTTCTGACTTGTTCCAACACCTTGTCGCCAGGCACGTCAACAACTAACGACCCATGTCTTTCCTTTCTATCGAAATCTAATACAAAGTGGCGTACTATTGCTGTGTTGTACTCACCCCTCTTACCACTAGGTTTGACTGCTCTGAATCCATAAACACTAGTGTATGCACATTGGCTATTTCTCAATGACTTCCAATATCTCTCAAGTTCTGCGGGGTTATGTACAACCTTACGGAATAGTCCTGCTTCACGAGGGAAATCAAAGTCAATGATGTTCATCTAATCTCTCCTAAACTTCGGACACAAGTCCATGTAATCACAGTGTGAGCATTTGAAATCTGCTTTAGTGATAGGGAAATCTTGTTCTAGATACATCTTGATGAGTTTATTCAATGCAGTTTGCATTGCTCTCTCACTGACCTTCTTTGTTGGTTCGTAGTCTAGTCTGTCAGCAGCACTGTAACGCCATCCCCAATGAGTTACTATCTTGTCATTGAGGCCTACAGCCTCAAGTTCTTCTGGTGATGATAGTTCAATGAGCATCTTGTAGTATGCCATTTCCATACGCATCTCAGATAGTTTTGTGTCACGCCACTTACCAGTCTTCAATTCCATCAAAGCCAAACCGCCTTGACCATCAGTAAAGATTCGGTCTATGATACCAGTCAGTTGTACTTCTACTTCTTGACCATCGACATGGAAGGTGGTTCTAGGAGATAGTTTGACTTCATTCGCAACGGGTAAGAACTGGTCTACATCTGTATGGGTTAGGCGTACTAACTCATTGTTCATCAACCACTCTATGTTGTGGTTGTAGTCACGCTCGTAGAATGGCTCATTTTTAGAAGAGTCCCTTCTCATTCCAATAACATCTTCTTTAGTAGGAAGCCATGATTGAAAGTGCTCCAATACTTTTCTGTCATGGCCCTCCTTTGCTGCCTTCTGTAACTCTTCTAACTCATCTTGTTCTGCTTTGTGATAGAATGCTTCCATACTTTGGTGCACATCATCACCTATCACTAGATAGTGTCGCTGCTCTTGAGGGACTTGATAGTTCTTCGACAGCCACAGTTGTTGAGCACACCACTTGGTGCTGGTCAAGGTAGACTTACTCACTCTGATTACTATACCTTCTTCACCCATTTCGGGAGTCCAAGCATAGGAAGACTTGTCGTCGTAGACCATCGGCCTGTAATCTTCACTCATTTGTTTCCACCTTTCCCTTCTATTGCTACAATAAGAAGAGTCAAGTAACCAATCAAATCATAATATATATCTAAATCACTCTCGATACCTTCACTACCCCGAGCGAGTCTTGAGAGTTTGTCATCCATACGTATTTTGATTAGTGCCTCAATCTCTTCCCCGCCCTGATAAAATATCCTAAGTGGGTTCATAACACTATCACCATACTTCTCATTCTTCTTACGTAACATGTGTGCTACACGCCATAGAACAGAGTCTGTTGGTATTTGTTCTTCGGTCAGAGGAACTCCTCCAAAGTCGTTTGTCTCGTCGCTTCCGGCATGAACTCATGCAATGTTGTTTGTCTGTATTTCTTCTTCTCTTCCATAATTATCACCACCACCCGTACGCTTTAGGACTAGGAGCGCCTAACGCTCTGTCTAGGTCCCAAGATAGGGTAGAGTATACACTGTCTAACTTGGTGTATAGCATTTTCTTTAGAATTGTATTGGCATCTAAAGTATAACCATCCAAGTCTTGAGGTTCACGGTATGCCATAATGCCTGGCTCTTCTGATATGTATGTCCAAGGAACTGAGTCACCTTTACCGAACTTCTCACGATTGTTTTCGTTGTAGTATGTTGCTGCTTTGGATGCACCACTGAGAACTTTGTAGTCCTTTAGATGCATACTCAATCTAGTCTTCATAGATACTTCTTTGAGTTCTATCTCACCTTTCCTAACACTCATTGCTATGGGGTGAATGAACTTCTCCACCTCATCCTCACTAGCACCGTTGCAGACTAACTCAAAGACACCCTTCTGTATCTTCTTAGATATGGGTGCGGTGTTAGATGCTTTCATCCCGAAGCCAGCAACTTTCAGTTTACCGTCATCCTCTTCAGGCCAAGCCACTTTACCGACATATCTATTCTTCTTAGTGAGTAACCAATAAGGCATCCACACTTCTAATTCTGCAAAGAGCATGGTGTTTCCTGTATCACCCTGCACGGCAGATGTGATTCGTTCTGCTAGGGCATGAGCCTCTTCTACACTGGGTACTTTCACGAATGCTGAATCAGTGTGACCATAAAGACATTCATATCCATAAGTTGTAGCCACACTGTCTAGTAGTCTAATGCATCGTCTACCTTCTTGTGTGATAGTGTGAGCAATATCTGCATCAGCCCATCCATATCCTACATGCGCGCACATACCGTACAGTGACGCCATGACCCGTTTTACTGCCATCTGTGTGGTGTTCCATGCAGCCCTCTCTTCGGGAGTCTTTGCGTTACGCATACGGTCTTTACATATAGAACGATACTCGAATAAATATTCTACAACAGATGGCAGAAGTCCTTGTTTAGATTGGTCCCAGTAAGAGCCATTCTCTAATTGAATGATGTTCTCACCAGGCCCCTCTCTTTGAGTTTCATATGACAGGTTATTTCCTAAGATTAGTGAGGGGTACAGCCCCTTGTAATCTATCACTGCTACCCCCTCATGGAGTCCAGTGACACAGTTGAGGCCTACCTCAGCACCTTTGAGTTTCGCAATCTCACCAGCCTTGAATCTAGTTGGTGCTTTCTTGTCTGTCCTTCTAGACAGTAGTCCTCTAGCGAAGTTAGTGACGTTACACGCTGAGGGTAGTGACACACCGCAGAGTCTAACCATTTGTACATAGAAGTCAGTGACGTTTCGTGCCTCATCTATTCCTCGGAGTAGGTGAGTGTCCAGTAAACAGTAGTCTACAAAGTCATCCCAATACTCATACCATCCGTTATGAACATCCATCCCTTCTATTTCTTCTGTTAATTTAGACCCTAGACCTACAGTCTCAGCGATATCATTTAGTTTGAGAGATGGTAGTTGCCCGCCACCACTGTCCTTCCAGACCCTCTCAAAACCTGTCCCGCTAGTAGCCTGTGCTGCAGTATCGAATTGCCATCTACCTACGATGGGCTGGTCAGTAGGGTCATACCTATCCTGCCCTCTTTTCATTCTGCGTATCTGCCCCACAGGACTGAGTCTTTGTGGGTTAGGTATTCTTTGTATAAGATGTGGAATATCGAAGAAGGAACCTGCATGTGCTATCATCATGTCAGGGTCACGCTCTTGTAAGAATGCAACAAACTGTTCATGTAGTTCAGACTCTGAGCCTGACAAGCGCAATTCATATGACACATCACGAACCTTACGATAGTAAGGTAGCCCTGTCGTGTTATCGTAAGAGCAATTGGTTCGCTCGTCAGACCAAGCAAAGACTACTGGGGTGTCTAAGTCGCTGTCTATGACAGCAATCACAGTAGTGAAAGGGTCATCACCAGTGTCACACTCTATGTCAAACCACCACTTACGTGGCTTCCACTTTGGCATGACAGGGACGTTGTCTATCAACCACCTGTCTGTGAATCTGACATCGGCCTCGTATGTCTTATCAAACTCCTGTCTCATGCTGATGATGTCGAAAGGAGATTCTGCTACCACTTTAATTAGAGGGTTACCATCTAACCCCACCGCCCTCTCATCAGTTATCTGAGTGCCTGGATATCGGGTCAGCAGCCTGCGCTTTCTATAGTCACCAACATTCGCAGGTATCCAAAAGTATGGTTTGTAACCTTCTATGTTATTCTCTATGAGATTACCTTCTGCGTCCCTGTAGCGGGTGTATATGGTAGGAGTTTCACCATTGGTATAATAATCATCTACTATCATTTATTCACCCCTTTTATCCATCACCAAAAGAACGTGGTCTCTAGTAGTGTGTCGGAATATTGCGACGAAATCATCGGCAGTGTATAGTTCTACTATACCTTGCGGTATAGTTAGTAGCGCATGAGGCAACCAACTACCGAAAGAGGATGTGCAAACTTCACTAGGCCCATCTACATCTTCCAAGTCTATACCAATGCTCATCTTTGCCCCACCTTTGTTACCTATATTGATAGATAAGAGGGCTTCACTAGTATCAAACTCGCAAGTGATTGGGAGGTCTTTACCTACTATCTTCTCACTTGACTTGACTTGGTAAAGACTCTCAGCATCTATCTTTCCGTAGCACGTGAGTGCTCTACCTGCCCATGACTTCCACAAATTAGCCTCTGCTTCTTTTAGGAGAGTCATTGCTTGTGCTACACTCTTGTGTGAACGTACATAATCAGTGGTAGGTAGGTTGAGGCTAGTCTTACCAGATATGAGTCTCAATGCTGAGTTCTTTGGTTGCCAAAGAGTGACCATGGAGTCCTTAGGCAGGCTTTTGATGAAGGCCAGTACCTTAGTTAGGTCTGCTATCGTTATCTCACCAGAGTCTACGACCTCAGCACTTACTGAGGTGTGCAACATATGAGTGGGCAGTGCCACTGTGCCTGACAGTCTCATCTGTTGGGCCTTGAGCCTGAGGTCCCCCACCCCAGGCCCAAAACCCGTTAAGAATGACGTCAGTGCAGCCTTACCTAGTGTCACTCGGGTAATACTACTCCCTCCTTAGAGCAGTACCCCGATTTTGGCGCGGCCTCGCATACATCGTGTATAAAGTCTTTTCGGTCTAACTCACAATCGCATATTTCTAAGTATAAATCGAAATTGCCGTATTGGTCTTGGTAAGCATATTCCACAGAACCGGTATCTTTGCACTTCTTGCAGTTATATGTCATTGACTATCACCAAGCAGTTCCGGTAATCCGTGCCACTTGAGTGGCTCATCCTTGTATGTAGCCATTACCAATCTGCTTTGGTCTAGTAGGTTAGGCTGAGAGCGAGCCTTGGTGAAATGAGCCTCATAACGAGTCTCACCAGTTAAACGACCCTCATCGTCCCTAATAGTAGTCTTAGTCATCTCAATAATGGTGTGTAGGTAGTTACTGGTCTGCTTTTCCCACTTTGGGTACTTCTTACCAGTTGTGGTGCCATCTGCCTTTTGTTCATAGTTCCAATGAGTCTCATATACCACATTGACTCCCAATCGTGTCAATTCACGGCACATGGATGTCAATTGATGGAACCTAGTAGTCCTAATTTGCCAGTTGAACCTCATGCCCACCTTCTCTTGTGGGCTGATAGAGGCACCTATGCCATCAGGTGCTGTCCCAAGGTCTTCGATAAACATACATGACTTGGCAACGCTGTCCCATAGGTCTACCGCAGTCACTAGAACTGTGTGTAGCCTGGGTCCGTCATAGGAGGGGTCTAGTTGGGTCTTAGCCCACTTTAGAGCCTGTTCTGCTATCGCCATTGTCCTGTTATGTGTAGCAGGGTAGTCGTAAGCGGTCCTAGAATCACCAGATTGCATTACCCAAGGGTTCTGACATTTGAACTCAGACCTTCTCTTTGGATAGAATGAGTCCCTAAGCCTCTGTCCGCCGCCATCGAAATCTATGATGAGGCAACATTGACCTTCAGGTATTCCGTTAAGAGCAACTGCAGTCTTACATGTACCATCGTCACCGATGATGCCGGTAAACTCACCTGTAATAGGTTCTATTTCTTCTGCAAACCACTCTGTCTTACTACTCTTTTCTGGTAGAGGTTTGTAAGTGCTTTGTTGGAAGTCTTGTGGAACAAGAGGTTTGGCGTTCTCTTCATTAGAAAGAGCAGTCTCTTTGTCTTTTAGTGCTTTGAATCCACTCATCAGTTCCCACCACCGAACTGGCCTAGGCTTGTGTCACCGCCCTCGCCAGCCGGTATGGCTAGGCGTGGAGGTGCATAGATACCTGTTGCTTTGATAGTTGGAACTTCCCCTTCGTCTGTAACACGGATGCCTAGACGTCCGAAGATGTAGACTTGAGACCTAACTGCGTATGGCTTGAAGCCCTCACGCCCTTCGTATTCAAATCCATGATTCATGTCACCAAGGAACCCATGTACTCTCACAGAGACTTCTCTGCGGAACATGTTGTCTACGAACTCTCTCTGTAGTTGGAAAGAGGACACTCTCATGGTGTAGTCCTTACCCCATGGGTCATACTCGCTATCATAGCCTGTTCTGTTGATGTCTGTCACACGACCACTGATGCAGACCAAAGGCCCGACTAAGTTGTCTATGCCTGGCACCTTCTCAGAGCCGTTCTGATATACTTCCATAAGTTCTGTCAAGTCAGATACATAGGAGTCCATGCCACCCATGAGTATCTCACCTTTGAGGTACTGTCTATCTTCCTTGTCTACGAACTCATCAGTGTAGTTGATGTTGGCGAAGAAGTTGTTTGCTCCTCTCCATACATCTTCCCATCCTTCACTGACATTGCCTTGCGGACGTACTCTAATGCTACAAGGTTGTCCTATCTTGACGGGTTGTGATACTGCATCCTCATTAGAGCCACTGACGTCTATTCTAAGTAGAGTCATATCATCACTGAACTGTTCTTTGCTGTTACCAAGGAACCTGTAGGTTCTGCTGAATAGAGATGGGGCTATCGGCTCGCCATGTCTAGCCCAATCAGGGTTGTTCTGTAGTAGACATAGCGTCATGCCACTGTCCCTAACGAGGAACCAAGGGTCCTCTCCTTCTACAAACCTCTCTTGGGTTGAGGCAACGATACCACCTGCCTTCTCTAGCATCCATACTCCTGTCTCAACGAAAGCACGGGCTACAACGCCACTCTCTATTGCTTCACTGAGGTCAGACCTAGCCCTGTCTAGTGCTTCATTACGAACTCTAGCACGCTTGTCTCGTATCTTTGCTTCTACTGCTACAAAGCAGCCGACCAGTTCTTCACTTGTGCCGCCTGGGCTTTGCATCACTCTTCTTTCTACTACAAAGGTCTCCGCAGCATCGACTAGGAAATCTTCATCCTCTTCGTGCGGGTTGACGATACCGAGATGTTCCTCGATATAATCCAAGAACTGCTTAGTAGCAGCCTCTTCGGATATGCTATGTTGTTCAGCATACCAATGCAGTCTTTCTTTCACTTCTTCACTTGCTTTATATTCCATATTTTTCACTTCTTCCTTTCCCACTGAGAAGCGAGGCTACCCACAAACCAATCAATGAACCCCTCTCTTCCGAGAGGCCATTGGTGTGTGGCTAACACTGCGTCTCCCCAAACGCGGGAATAGTGGTGGAACCTAGCCGGTTCCATATCAAGTTGTCGCACCCTGTCGTGCAACCTGTTAAGAATAGATAATGTAGAATGTCCTCCTACTCCAGATAAAGCGAGTAGTTCTTGTCTAAGGCTTTCCCAATCACCACCTGCTATGGATAGTGAAGGGGCAGAATATGCCTCTGCTGCATTACCTGCTTTGACCAACAGGTCATGTATGCTACCTGAGAAGTGTATGGCTCTTGTAATCTCTCGGAGGTCACCATTCCAAGCAGAACACACTGCTACAGCATTCTCCTCTGTAGCGTGTATCCAATTCTTTTTCAGGAGAGTTAGTACCTCTCCAGCATTATAAGAGCGGAACGTAAAGGTATGGCAACGTGAACTGATAGCCGGTGTGATATTGGCTCTCTCGTTTGCTGTAAGTATGAATAGTGCATGTCCTGTTTCCATGGTTCTGCGTAGAGCATCCTGTGCTTGTTTGGTAAGACCGTCAGCCTCATCTAATAGAATGATAGTGGTTTCACCATATCCTCTTTGAGTAGCAAGTTCCTTCACGCGCGTACGTATGATATCAATACCGCGCTCGTCTGATGTATTGAACTCGTGCAGGTCTGCATTCAATGCCTTTGCTATAGCATGGGCGGTGGTTGTTTTACCAGTACCTGGCGGGCCAACTAATAGCAGGTCGGGGACTTCGCCCGCGCTAATCATTGATTTTATTTCATTTAGGGGGTGGCTATTGTCGTGTATCATCTCTTCTAACTTCATGGGACTTGCTGCCCGAGCGAACCAGGTACTTAATCATTCGCAAGATTCTTGCTTTATTGCCTTGTTATCTTAATAAGAATCAAGTTTCTGAATTAGAGATTTGATTTCGGGATAGTCCATCTTCCTAGCAGTGCTAGTATTCATAGTGAGAATTAGACTTTCTAAGTTGGCTCGGTCTTTCACAGCGTCCCAAACCGGTTCGAGTAAGGATAGAACCTGTCTAATTTGTCGTTTATCTCTTAACACGCGCCCGTGTACTCCCTGCGTAGCAAGCCACATATTGAGTTCGGGCTCATCTTGTATGCTAGTGTAGACCTTCCTATGTACAGTATATCCTAGTTTGGTTTTCGGTGCAAAATGCACGCTAGCCTGGAAACGAGCGTCGCGTGCTAACCAAGCCAAGAAGAAATCATCGTGCCTGTCCATGTCCATCAATTGTCCATAAGTCACCATATTGCATTACATCGCTCAACCCACAATCTGTTGCTATCGACACAAGATAAGCACCTTCCACTTTACCTTGTGTGCAACGCAAAGCATGGAATGAACCCACTATTGGGGGATTCATGTCGCTCCATACTGGTTTGCTGCAACCGTCCTGTAATACAGTATGATTTGGTATCTTCTCTTTCTTTATGTTAGCATATCCGACATGGATAGGGTCGAAGCCATCCATAGCCTCTAAGCGTAACATCGCCCATTCACCATCAGACTTCGTCTTCCCTTGAGTAATCAGTAGAGGTAGTTCAAACACTCTCCTAGGTAAAATGAAACCACCTTTGTGCCCGTTGTGTATGTGGCCTCTTTTACCATCTAATAGTCGGATTACTTCACCATCCTCTAAACTTTCAGCCAATGCACGAAGGTGGGCTTCGTCCCTAACACGCTTAGGTGCAACTGCGCGTTCCTCGTAGGTCTTTTCCCATAGGTTGGGGTCATCGGAAGTGTGTAACCACTCTTTGATGTGCCCATGTCCATCTACGAGGGCTATACAGTCTTCACCCGCAACTAACGTATCAATCGCTAAATCTTTAACCATATGACCTGATGTGTTGTAGACAAAAACTCTCTCGTCTACTTGATGGGCGTAATAACGTGCCCCATTCACTATCTCATAGTAGGTGTTCTCGAAAGGAACAGACCAATACTTCCAACGAGCGAATGATGGGCCCTTGAATGGATGGCCAGGCTGAATCCTAAAGTCACTTGATAACTCTTCATTGATTGCTCTCCTTAACACTGTAGCCATATCCTCTACAGCCAATGCTTGAGTTAACCGCTCTGGTGAATATGTCCCTCCACCGTGTGCTACAGCCCGTAGCAATCTCTTACGAGAGAGTGCAGGCCCATCACCAAGCGCTCTAGCCCAAATCAATTCTGCTGACATCCTATCCATTCTATTCATCACGTTGGCGATATCAACTCCTTGCTCACGCACAGAAGATATTAGAGACAATGCCTCGGGTATGGTTAGTTGCTCTTCACACTCAGGAGGGGACTCGGATGCTAAACTAGGCACTAGTGGTACTCCCTCTACTAACTCAAACTCTTCGGGGAATACTCCATAACTCCTATGAATAGCACTCATTAGATGTTCGGGTTTGAGAATGGATGGGCCGTAAAGCAAGGAGCAGAACTCTTCGATATGGTCTTTGTTCAAGACTAAGAAATCGTAGAGTAACTGCTCCTGCTCACGGGTCTTGGCAGTTTTCACTGCTGCGACAAGTATGGCCGCTTCATCCAACCTCATAGGTTGACCAAGTGGGATGGGTACTTCAAGTTCTCGGAAGAACTTCATACTCACGCCCGCGAGCGCCACCTTCTTTTATTGAGAGCCAATCAGGTGATTCTTCGTACACCATACCGAACACTCGAGAGGGTACTTTCGGTGCATCAATACCTTTTTTGATTTGTCTAGGTAGATATGTCCCTGGCCCTTGACTCTCTAACCAAACAATTATCCTGTCCTTCAATTCACTGAAACTCTCCTCAGTTTGTTTGACATAATTCGGACTAAGTGCCCATACGCACAAATCATAACGCCCTGTTATAGCACCTGTCTTTCTTGTTATTCCAACTTTCACGATATCCTTGTCTTTCGCTAACACGTTACCTAGTTGTTGCATGGTGCACCCATGCCTCATTGTCGTGTTAATGTACTCAGATATTTCTGTGCTGTTAGCCTGACCGTTCTCTAGTAAATACGCCTTTATGTTCTGTCTTAACCTCGCGGTTCTCATTATATCACTCTTCTTCTTCTATGGAGGCTTTTACCATGAGGCAAAAGGTTCCACGCATGTGTGGGGGGACTGTATTACCTTGAAAGGTTGTCCCCAAGTGTTTAACATTGAGAGATTCAAGAGTTCCATTGTCTACACACTCGACTATCGTCTCAGGTGGCATTATTCTAACCTTCCACGATTCACCATCTTCATCAAAGAACCACCATGTGTAGAAATTAACCTCACCCGCTACAAGGAAGTAGTCATCAGGACTGAGATGTACTGGAGAAGAACCAGTCTCGCATTTGGTACACTCCAGTGTTACTACCCACCTATCCATAGGCTGTCTTTCACCACTTTCGTCTACATAGTAGGTAGAGCCTTGTACATCCCAAAACACCCTCTCTAAATCCATGTTCACTATACGTTCATCACATGATGGGCAAGTCCATGACTCAGCCTGTTGTTGCATCATTTGTGCTGCTAGTGTAGGGTCATCTGGAATGATTTTGACTTCTGATTCATCAAGCCCCCATCCTAACTCTTCTAGGACGATTGCTACTCTCTGTGCAGGTCCTTCTGCTCTTTCCGTTCTAGTGAGGAGAGCGAGAGTGGCATCCCCCGTTCTACGAAATGCCATCTCACCCTCCATCCAGTCTTGATTTATTTCCATGCTCTCGATTATATTACGAGTCCATTCTAATTCTTCTTCATTCGGTTTCCAATTATCTACCATGGGTATATCTCCTTCAAATCCTTATGGTCAAAAGTGCTTGTTCCCTCACAACAACCACACTTGACTGCGGTCATTATGTCGTCTGTGCCTTGCTGTCCCTTAAGTAACATACAGTAGGTGTCCTCTCCAAAGGTCATATTACAGTGACCACATAGGTGGCTTGGTTCATGAAACCACCACTGCTGATGCAGTAAGTGGTAAGCCTCTACTGTGTAGACTGTGTCGCTTTTACTCATCTTGATTACTTCGGGTGTTATGAAATCCATGTCCCACTTCATTCTTCACTCCCCCCATTCAAGTATGTCGTTAGTGGCACACTACTGCCAGGGACCAAAAACGGCCCTATACCTTCTGTCCAACAGCCACACCTTCTACACCATAGACTCATAGAGAACACCTCTTCTAATGATGTGGATGTTTCTGCACTGTTCAATTCTATGGAGTGGCCGTGTGTCACGCACTCGACTAGGTTTTCAAGGAACTCTTTCCTCTTCTCTAAGCCTAGAGCCTCTTCTTTGAGCCTGTTCGTCTCTCCTTCTATTTCATTCATCTTTCTTGTTATTTCTTCCATTTTTCTTTCTCCTTTGTTTATATTTTTTCTTTGCTTCTTTATATTTTTCCCAACTTTGACTCAACCATTCACCCCATCATCATAGTCGACGTGGTCTTCAGGTAGATATTTACGTAGTTTTTCCATCTTATTTTTCAATTCCTTGCGTATCTTTATTGCCGCCTTGGCTACACGCTTAGTGGCGTGTTCGTCCTTTTCCTTATCGTTCCATAAAGGAGAGATAGTACCACCTTCTGTACTACAACGAGGTGGTAGTAAAGACCCCATGTTCTCTATCATAGTCTTGACAATCTCGTACTCTGCGTGTTGTATGCTCTTTGCTCTCATTGTACCGACTCCTTTTCTACCATCGCTCTAGCAAACGCTTCTAAAGCCTCTGTGCTGACTAGCCCTAGTACGTCCTTAGGGATAATCTCACCAGCAATTCTAGTTTGACCAGAACATTCTGTGAGAGTGGTCCCTATGTAGTGATTCAGCATAGCATCTAACTCGTCGATGCTATCTGTATAGTCTTCAATCCACTGTGTATAGGCTTGCTCTTTATCCTCTACTTTGTCCATAGATGCTGCTATATTCTCCATTACTTCTTTGAGGGCACTCTTGCCCCCCGCCATCTGACTGATTACTTTCAAGAGGAGTGCTTCGACCAACTTACTGGGTCTCTTCATCCTTATCTCTTGAACATAGTCTTCCTTCCTTACGAAGTGACCATGCATACGCACAGTGGAGCCTGTACGCATGTCTACTACGAGTATGTCGGGGTTACCAACATTCTCCACATCAGTCTTGATGTGCTTCTCTTCTTCTGCTTTCATCTTAGATACTAAGTCTCTCAGTAGTTTGTGACTACCGAGTGACCATTCACCTTCTATGTTTCCTTTCAATGTCATTTTTCTTCCTCCATTTTCCCCAATTGTTTTATCTTCAAAGATATACCTCCCCACTAAGTAGAGAGTCTGCGAGGGCTCTCGCTACTATCATCTTATCGTTCTCTGAGCCGTCTAGAGCGCTGGTTACCAACGCTGCCTTCTCACTAACTATCTTATCGAAGTGAGTGTCCACAGTATTCGATGCACTGAGTACCACTTTGTGACATACTCCACTCTCTTGTGTCATTCTTCTTACACGCGCTGCTGCCTGCTTCTCATGTGCTGGTACCCACTGTCTCTCGACGAAGAGTGTAGTATCAGCAGCGTCGAGATTGACTCCTTCCTTCATGGCTAAAGTGCTGCAAACTAAAAATCTAATCTTGCCTGCTTGGAACGCCTCTATGATTCTCTGCCTCTCGCTATCGGGGGTAGAGCCAGTGATATTAGCCACTCGAGCAGTACAATTATTAGCAATGTTTCCCGCTAGTTCATCTACCACATCCTTGTGATGTGCGAATATCACTAACGGCTTCCCTGTGCTCGCATAGTCTAATGCCCACTTACTTGCTGCCTCGACCTTGGCTATACCAGCAGAGTGTCTCAACTCTGTCAATATGTTTAGTAGTAAACCAGGCGGTATAGAGCCGGAACCAGTTGTTCTGTAGTATTCTAGTTGGTCCATGAGAGTGTTGTATGACTCATCGTAATCCTTTCTGTCTACATCTATCTCTAGTATGGTCTCTACTAGGTCGGGCATCTGTTCGTTTAGTCTAGGGTCATCCATAGTTCTGCGTAGCATGATGTCTTTCAGTAGGTGATTCAGTGGCACAGTAGTGCCGTCCTCACTCTCCTCAATATTGCTAGCCCCTTTGAAATCCCAACCATATCCGTTATGGATTGCAGCACAGTATTTCTTCCCAAACAGGAAATAGTCAGGGAATGTGCTCGGTTTGAGCATAGTCAGAGTTGTGAATATCTCTTCCGGCCTGTTCAATATGGGTGTGCCTGACATGCAGATGATACCCTCTACTGTGGGCCATCTCGCTAACTGCATCGCAGCCTGTGACCTCTTGGCCTTCTGACTCTTCATATTGTGGCACTCGTCGAATATAATACACTCATAGCCATCATTGCAGAGAGACTCTGTTCTGTATTGCAACAAGTCGTAGTTGATGATTGTAACATCCTCGGTCTCGTAGTCACCTAACCTGCCGTGAATAATAGATGGTGTTAGGTCAGTCCATTTCTCGACTTCGTTAGACCAGTTCTTCTTAACCACAGCAGGGCAGACTATCAGAGTCTTCCTGTATTGACCTGCTAGTACACACAACAGAGCCTGTAGGGATTTACCTAGTCCCATCTCGTCTCCGAGCAGTAAGCGGTTCTGACCACCAGTGACGAACATGTTTGGTGCTACCCACTGATATGGTCTGACTGACTCTTCATCCTTGAGTCCGTGTACCCATACCGGTTCTCCGTCTACAGCACTGCTGAGTAATACTCTCTCTGCAGTGTGTTGATGCACCTCTACAACCTCCGGCATAGCCAGTATCGCATCACTGAGGGCTGGGTAGTGAGGCTTGACAGCCTTTGCTACCACAGTACCGGCTGCGATTGGTATGACCCACTCCTTCGTCTTCTTGTCGAACCTAGCAGTACCACAAGATTTCACGGCAGTGTTGATGTCTGCATAGTTTGGCTTGTATGGCCACTTCATGCTCAGTTTATCAGGTGGTCTCGATGTCACTATCACCTCAGAGAAGGTGGCATGTGATTGAGTCTCCAACCCATCGAAGTAGTAACCGAACTGCTCTAGTATCTCGAGGGCTCTGCTGAGTTCATCGGGCTTGTCTCGTATAGACCAAGCCTTCTTCTCTCCGTCCCACTTAACAGCAGGGAAACCTAACTCCCCCTTGAGAGCGTCCTTAGCCTCGTTGTTGTACGGGAATGAGAGGGCGACTCTCGGACCGTAGTCGTCTGCGTATCTCACCCAACTTAGTCCCATATGTACAACTCCACTTGACCTTGACAATCTCTGCACCAAACAGGGATGTTATCTATGTTCAGAGAATTAGTAGCACAGTCCCACCACAGATTGATGTGCATCTCGTTACCCCCGCATTCGGGGCAAACATGTTCCTTACTGCTTATCTGTTCGTATAGGGTAGGCCACAATTCAACTGTATTTGTGTCTGTAGACATTTTTCTCCTTCCCTTTTCCTTCTGCTACTCTCTCTGAGGCAGCGATTGCTTTACTTCCCTTCTGTAAGTCCTTATCTGTCCCTTTGAACCTCTTCATGAACCCCTTCATGGTGTCCATGTTGCTCATGCCTGGTGGGAGGGGAGGGAGGAATATTGCATCCTCCACATCCCACTCCATTAGGTCTTCAGGAAACATCTCACAGACTTCGACATTGTGTCGTCCACTATGAAAACCTCCCGCAAGGTCTTGGATTTTCCCCATTATCCATCCGAAGCCCTTGTTGCAAACCGTTCCTTGGCAATGGCAAGGCCCTTGGGTCTCTTCCATTCCAGATTCCACGTTCATTCCCCTATTAGGTTCAATTCACGCAGGATGAGGATTGCCTGTCCCTTCATCTCTTGGATAGTTGATAGCCCAGCCTGACCTGTTTGTAGGGCATCGCACATCTGCACGATTAAGGCTGCTCTGTTTCCTATCGCTACAGAGAATACAGTCAAAGCAGTTGCTGGGGGAGATTCAGGTTGTGGTGGTTGATTTTCCAACACTTCTTTTGCCGCTTCTACCCACGGTGGTGCAGAAGAGATTTCGTATCTAGTTCCACTCTTCTTACCTGTTTTGACAATCGCCCCGTTGTGTATCAGAGTATCTATCCTCTCCAACACAGCCTTAGGCAATTCCTTCCTTCTGTATTTCTTTCCTTCTTTCATTCCGCTTTCTTTCATTATTTTTTCAATATTTAACATATTTTTTCCTCCTTTTTTCACTCCCAAGTGGGACGAGAAGAGTTGTGGATTAACACGAATACAATGAACACAACCTCGCACTCACTGTTTATACTCCGCTCGCCCCGTGTGGGTGCGAGTCTTATAGTGCACTTATGCCGTATACCTCCGTATATGGTTTTACCTCGGAGAGGCCTAGTGCTTCGGGGTGTTCCAGTAGGAACTCCCTCACTTCGTCTTTTTGGTCTAGTGAGAACTTCTCACCTGCATTAATATTTAACATAGCATTA